CTCAGCCTCAATGGATTGAACGTAATACAATAAGCAAAGCAACCAGACCAATGGAGGGTGAGTAATGGCACAACAGAACGAGGAACACTTCGAAACAATAGACAAGAACAAAGCTGAACAATACCAAAGACAGAAGATAACATACTTGGAGGATAGAGTGAAAGTATTAGAGAGGACACTAGAAAGCCATGCTAAAATACTTGCAAGGTTTCAGATGACCGAGGACAAACAAAGCAATGACCCATTTATCAAGGTCATGGAACAAGGGGAGAAAGACCACGAGTTAATCTAACCCAGAATATCCTATAGGGTATGCAAGGACTGCAATGCTGTTTGTGCATACCCCCACATATAGTGTGTCAAGATAAAAATTTTACTACATATATACCGGGAGGGCCCACCCCCTCCCTGGCGGGCCCACCCAAGTAAGTAGAGGTACCACAGCAACCAGAACACAGAATAGACTTTTTATATGTCGACACCCCCTAAATAGTATAACGTGAACCTATATGTAGTATATATAGACTAATACATAGAGTTAGGGTAAAAGATTTGAAATCATATTATTTATATGCCAAAAAATATTTTAAAAAAACTGGAGGGATTGACTCCAGATGAAAGTGCTAAATTACTTGAACTTGAACGTAGTGTTGCTTTAGATGACGCTCGTCCAAATATTACAAATAATTTTTTAAGTTTTGTTAAGTATGTTTGGCCTGAATTCATTGAAGGTTCTCACCACAAAATTATTAATAAAAAATTTAACGACTTAGCTGAAGGTAAGATCAAACGGCTGATTATCAATATGCCACCTAGACACACTAAGTCTGAGTTCGCATCTTATCTATTGCCAGCCTGGATGATTGGTAAGAATCCAAAACTAAAAATAATTCAAGCAACACACACAGCCGATCTTGCAATTGACTTTGGTCGTAAGACTAAAAACCTGGTCGACGAGCCCAGTTACCGGGAGCTGTTTCCAACGAGACTACAAGAAGATAGTCAGGCAGCAGGGAAATGGAAAACGGAACAAGGGGGAGAATACTTTGCTGCTGGTGTTGGTGGTGCAATCACAGGTCGTGGTGCGGATCTACTAATCATTGATGACCCACATAAGGAACAAGATATTAGAGCAGATGGTAAAGCATTTGAGAAAGCTATGAACTGGTACACAGCAGGACCACGTCAAAGACTTCAACCGGGTGGATCAATTGTAATCGTAATGACTAGATGGTCTACTAAAGATGTAACCGGACAATTATTAAAAGCTCAAGGTGAAGAAGGAAGTGACCAATGGGAAGTTGTAGAACTACCAGCGCTACTACCAAACGGAGAACCCGTGTGGCCTGAGTATTGGACAACAGAAGAATTACTTAAAACTAAAGCATCCATTCCAGTTAGTAACTGGAACGCTCAATATATGCAATCTCCGACCGGGGACGAGGGAGCTTTAATCAAACGAGAATGGTGGCAAGATTGGACTAAGAAGCACCCACCTAAAATAGATTATATTATTCAAAGTTATGACACAGCTTTTACCAAAGGCACAAAATCAGATTACTCAGCTATAACAACATGGGGTGTTTTTGAAACTGAGGAAGATGGACAGAATATAATACTACTTGATGCGTTTAAAGATAGGTACGAGTTCCCCGAACTTAGACGCGTGGCCTATGCACAATACTTAGAATGGAAACCAGATATGGTAATCATCGAGGCGAAGGCTTCAGGACTACCTTTGACTCACGAATTACGTCAAATGGATATCCCAGTAATTAACTTTACTCCTAGCCGAGGAAATGATAAGCATGTAAGAGTTAACGCTGTAGCCCCTCTTTTTGAGAGTGGCAAGATCTGGGCACCTATGCATGAACACTTTGCACAGGAAGTCGTAGAGGAGTGTGCGTCTTTCCCGTTTGGAGAGCACGATGACTATGTGGATAGCACAACACAAGCTATCATGAGAATTAGACAGGGCGGTATGGTTCGTCACCCTGAAGATTACAAAGAAGAACCACTGGTTAAAGGGGAAATAAAATATTATGGCTGATCTTAGATTAATAAGCAGAGTTATTCAATTAGGTAAAGACCTAGGTGTCGATACATCTAAATTCCTTGGTACTAAAACAAATGTTAATTTTATAGGAAACGGACCCAAAGATGGAATGTTGTTTCAAAAAGATATTAATCCAGAATCATTTTTAGCGATTGGTGTTGAGAAAGTTTTACCCGATATCGAGTCTTCTTTAGCTTACGCTTCTAGTAATAAACTAAATGGTTTTCAATTAAGTCAATTAGAGAAAAATTTAACAACAATGAAAGAATCATTGAACCCTACTAATGTTACGGAACTTACCGGTGGTGGCATAGATTCATTGAGAGCTAAATCAGGGATCGGGGAACGACAAGTAACTGAAGCAGCTAGTGATATTAAATCAATTGATGACGCTGCAGCCGGAGTTAATAAAGCAGACGCAGAAGAATTTTTAGGTGAAGCACAAATAGGTAGTCCATTTGATGACTATAGAAAAAATGTATTACAAGAAGGTGGTGAGGAAGTAACAGGAATTATGAAATCTGTTGCGAAAGGCGATCTTCCAGGTAAGACTGGAGCAGCTAGAGAATTTTTAATTAACACTTTAAAAGTTGGGGATGATTATCCTGCAACCACTTTAAATGATGTTATCTCAGCAGAAGATATGAAGTATATTTTTGAAGGCGGTGGTGGAGCAATGGGTGATCCATTAGTTCTAGTACAAAAGTATTTTGGTCCAAGGATTGCAGAACTAGTTCCAACAGGTGGAAGCTCAGAAGAGATAGCAATATTTACAAGAAAAATTATGGATAATGTGGAAGATGTAAATGGTTATAGACCTGACGAAGCTGAGTTCGATGCACTTACTGCTACAATCGTAGAACCTCTAGCGGACGGTGGTAGAGCTGGTTATGCAAAAGGTGGGCTAGCTAAAATCCTGGAGCTGTAATGGCTCTTTCAGCATTCAATTTAAAGCAAAGACAAAAAGGTCTTGAAAAATACATTGAGATCTACGGCATAGAACTTTTAAATAAACTTGCACAACAAAAAAAGGGTGTAGACATCCTTGAGATGACTACTATCGATTTAGGTAATTTAAAAACAACTTTAAATGCAAAAGGATTTAAAGATTTCATTATATCTAATCAACGTTTACCAAATGAATCGGAAGCAACATCCCTTGGTCATAAATTTTCAGAAGTCCGTGCAGCAGAAAAATTAAAAAATCCCCCAAGAGTTCCTGCTGATACAAGTCCCGTATACAATGAAGCAAAAGGGTACATATACAAAAGAGGTGGCGGCGGTGGAAACCAAGGTCAAGTTGTCTATGCAAAAACAAAATTAGGTAATCAATTTACAGCAATTAAACCCATGCGTAGTTTTGAAGAACTTCAAAAAGCAATTAATAATGCACCAGAGTTAAAAATTAATGGAAAGTTTTTTAAACAAAATTCAAAAGATATAACGGGTACTAGTGTACAATCTAACAAAGAAATAATTACTCCTAGAGAAGCACTTGAGTATGATGGGACTATTGACGAGGTTACTGGGAAATTAAAAAGAAAATTAATATACCCGGGATACGGTCGAAAACAAATTGAAGACCAAAGCGAAGGAGTTAAAAAAAGAGCTAGAAAAATTAAATCAACTCAAAAGTCAGCGATATCAATTACTGGGGGTTCAAAAATAGGTCAAGCCTTTGGACATGTTTATCCAATAATAGGGTCTTACAAACCTAGTTCAAAAATTACAAACCTTATTGGTTCTAAAAAAAATGGAAGATTGGTTCCTTATAATATAATTGGTCAAAAGATTGCTGAAGATCAAGAATGGTTTATTAAAAACAAACCTCAAAATTATATAGAAGAGATAGAAAAGTTAAATGGTAAAGCAAAATTAAATGTTAACAATGCTATTGAAAAACTAGGTCCGGGATACAAAGGTGATATAGGCTATTTTCAAGTTGATCCTGAAACTGGTACGTTTAAACCAAAAGCGGGAAATTACAAAAAATCGTTTGCTGGTATTACAGGTAAAGATCAAATTTACTATGATATGACTAGTGCCGAAAGAACTCAATTTGGCAAAAAGATATCTGCGGACGCACAAGATTTATTTAGATCGGTTGCAGAATTAAAACCAGGAAGTAATTCTTTTAAAGCAGTCTGCACTAATTTAAAAGCAAAAGGAGGGACTATTGATAGTTGTTTAGAAATAGTAGCACAAGATCCTGAGGCTGCTGCAAATAAATTTAAAAATCTAGATGTACAATCTGGACCACTAGCAAAAATAAAAAACGCAGCCAATACATTTTTAAACGTTGCTAAAAAAGGTGGAAGGTTTGGAGCGTTCGCTGCAGTAGGTGCAGCCGGTGCAGGACTTGTAAAACAATTTACATCAGATGATCCATCATCTTATTTATCAAATGAAGATCAACAAAAGAATATGTTGATTGATATGGTAACAGAACCAGTAATGGATGAAACAGATCCGGGTATAACATCAAGTGCCCAGTTGCCTGTTCTAGGAGCCGTGACTGCAGCGGGTGCAATACCAGGTGGCGCAGAATATTATAAAGATAGACGTGGTATTAGACCAAACGATAAATTTACCGGACCGATGAAACAAGGTGTAGGAAAAGTTAGAGCAGCAGCAAGTCCTATTAGTGGATTATTAGGAAAAGGATTAGCGGCTACGGGAACACCTTTAGGAATGTTAGCTTTAGAACCTTTGTACATTGGTCAACAACTTGCACAAGGGGATTCAGCTGGTGAGATTGCAACTAATCCATTAAACTATTTAGGTGCAGCTTTTGCAGCACCATTAACACAACAAGCTACAAAATTTGCTAGTCCAGCTGTTTCAAGTTTTATGAGACTGGGGATAAGTCCAGGAGTTCTTAAAACAGTGTCAAGAAGATTTGGATTACCGGGACTTGCGTTATCTGCTGGTATTAGTGGATATGAAATGTATCAAAACAAAAAAGCAGGAAGGGGGCTATTCGATGACGGTTAAAAATAAAACTCTTGTTGCAAATATGCAACATGTTAAATGGGATCAAATCCCACCATTAAAAGGACCAGACTCACAAGGCTTGAATGTTTCTGTGAAACAGTCTACAACAATAAAGAACTCGGAGAATATAAATGGCAGATATGGACAAAGCTCTACCAAACGTAGAGACAGAGATTAAATTACCTAGCGAAGAAGAAGTTGCTATATCAGAACAAGAAACCCAAGAAGCACAAGTTGGGCCAGAAGATGTTGAAGTAACTACAGAAGAAGATGGTAGTGCTACAATTAATTTTGATCCATCAGCAGTTAATCAACCTGGCGGAGAAGGTCATGGAGATAACTTAGCAGAATTATTACCAGAAGATGTTTTAGGAAAATTAGGTTCTGAGTTAGCAGAAAATTATCAAACATATAAATCAGCAAGAAAAGATTGGGAAGATAGTTATACAAAAGGTTTAGATCTTTTAGGATTTAAATATGAAAACCCAACACAGCCTTTCCAAGGAGCTTCAGGTGCAACC